GTCTAATCTGGCCTATTTCCACACCCAAGTGGTCCGCTATTGTTTCAATGACTGTAGGAGCTTGCTCAAAGATTGAGTTAAGCTCATCGCCTCTTAGCACTCCTGAAGCCATGGCCTGTGTAAGCTGTGTCATTGCGGCACTCATGCCCTGCGCCGAAGTTCCGGCAATAACAAATTGCTTATTCAAAAGCTCCGAAAAGGCCACCAGTTCGGATGTATTAAGAGTTTTATGCCCATTTGCATCTATCGTACTAAAGGCATCTTTTGCCATAAGTCCCATCTTAGACACAGCGTCTGCAGTGTCCTGATATGCAGCTCTTGACTTGTTTGCAGATTCCATAATTGCATCCTGCAAGTCCTTAGTTTTTTGCAAATCTCCTGTGATTAAGTTAAGTCTTGCTTGCGTCTGATTATAAGTATCACCAAGCTCCATCAACTCTTTTACAGAGAATGCCACTCCTGCAGCAGCTGCTAATTTTAAAAAGCTTTCTTTCAACATATCTACAGAGCTTACAGTATTCTCAGACGCTTCCCTTACCTGCTCCTGCCTCTCTACAGTGTTATCAAGTTCACTGTTTAGCTGATTCAAGCTTGACCTTGCGTCTTGAAGCACTGAAGTATCTATTTGATTAGATGACGTTGATTGCATTTGCTCAAAGCTGTCTATACAAGTGATTAAGGCTGAATTAATTCGCCTTAATGCGTCCGACATACCGTCAGTCAGCACCAACTGTGATTGTATTGTAGCCATTAATCAGCCTCCTATCTTCTTTGTTTGCTCTTTAATTCGTCAGCATCCTTTTTATCATTCTTAGCCTTAATATCAATGGCGGCAACTATGAAAGCTTTCTCTTCTTCTGTCATCTCCACAAACTTACTGGGTTCCCAGTGAAATTTATGGAGACAATAGTAAGCGTAATTAGCTTCCGGATCGCCGCCGTTGATTAGTTTTTTGCTTCTTCTACCAGATCAGTATCACTGTCAAATCCGTTTACCTGCATTACCTTTGTTGAGTAATCCTCAAATTCTCCAGGAGTAAGCATTGTAGTTATAAGCTCCTCTGCACTCATAACTCCATAGCTGTCCTGAAGCTCTGTATCCTGCAGATTTGGGAAGACTGTAGTCCTTACACAAACTTTGGCTAAATAAAGCTGTGGGTTAAACTCTTGGGTATACTGCCCTCTCTTGCCTACTACCGGAACAGTAGACATGCAACTTTTCCTTATCTTTGCGTTCTCTGTTGCTGTAATGCAGCAGATCTCCCACGGAATAGGATTTCCTTTTTCATCAACAATTCTGCTTGATGCAGGAAACAACACATTTTCAACTCTTTTTACATTTTGCGCTAAAAAAGCGCTTAAATCTCTACTCATATACTAATCTCCTTTTACTGCATACCCTTAAGCAATGAAAAGCTTTCAGGCATTTCCCAGTCGTCAAATGTTCCTTCTATGTCCTCATCAAGCGTTTCTGAATCAGCATTAAACTTGGTGAGGATTCCGCCTTTGCTCAGACAATTTTTAAGGATTGTTGTCTGTCTGCCTGCTGCCGAACTAGGATCTTCATTCGTCACCTGAATATCAAATACCGGAAGCTTGCCTGTGTTCTTGTATTCAAGCCACATCTGCCTAAGCACTGACTGATTATAGTGTGCTGTGCCCTTCCACTCTCCTGTCCACCCTAAAGGCTTGTTTCCTTTTCCTGTTTTACCGAGAATTGGTACTTCTTTTGAGTTTATCTTTGCACTCGCCTCAAAGGAATATAACTGCATAAAGTTATATCTTCTGCCGTCCTCAAGAATTATATACGCACTGGCTAACGATCCGTCCATTGCATCTAAAGCATTCATAACCGCATTGTCCATTTATGTATCTCCTTTCTACGCAATAATCACATTCATATAAAGCTTTGTCATAGCATTTATGATGTTTATATCTTTAATTGTGCAAAGGACAGATTTCTTATCATCCCCCTGCACAACCTCAACTGAATTAACATAAAAATCCTCTATGGCTCTTAGCTTTTCAAGTTCCTGATGCACCTTGCATACATCATTCCACAAGCTTATACGTCCTGCCTTATCATTTGGAACACGTCCTAAATATCTTGTGTTAAACAAGACTGCTATATCATTTGCTATCTGATCTATTACCCTAATTGTCTGATTTGATGCAAAGGCTTCGTCTTTGTCACTTCTAAATGATGTAAACGTATTAATGTCCTCAAGCACCTTAACACGCCCATTAACGTTATGAAATGCAAACTTGCCCTGTTTAATTGCCGACTCAAGTTGTGACTGCTTAAGGTCTGTTATAACCTCGTATTCTCCGTCATACTCAGCATTTGTGAGCGTCTCATTTACTCCGCACTCTGCCTCTGCTCCTGATACCCAGTAAACCAGTGAATGCTTATCAGTTGCTACAGCATCGTTTATTAACGATATAATGCCTTCAAAGTTATCATCAGACTTGTATGTAACTGTCTGGAACTTAGCTCCGACATCATCTCTCATTCTCTTTGTGTAAGCGGAAAAGAGTTTTACTATTGTTGTGTCATTTGTTGGACAGCACAATACATTGAATGAATATGACTCAAAGCTCTCCAAAGCCTTTGAGTATATCTCACCTGTGATAGCTCCGCCGTTGGTGCCTCCGGTAAGAGGCATTCCTGCACTTGCGGAAAGAGTTCCTGAACGCTTGAAAGCAACATACTGATTGTCCTTTAATCCTGCTATGTTATCCACTGTCTGAGTGTCTACAAGCACATTATCAAGATATGTACTTACGTCAAATGCACTTGGCTTATCTACATTGGCTGCAACCACAAGTTTTATATCATTGCCTCTTGTTCCGGGATACTTAGCTGTAGCAAGAGTATTACTTGCTGCCACTGCATCTGCTGCAACTAATCTGTATACAAGAGCTTTCTTTGCATGTGCAAACACTTCTCTCAGGTTTATCATGGCCTTGTCATCCGCCCTATATCCGAAGATTTCTTTTGCCTTAGTCAGAAAATCTTCTTTTGTTACCTCAAATACCTTTCCTTTTTCGCCCCAGTTAAGAGCTATAGGCAATGCTACAACACCTCTGCTTGATAAAGATGCGTTTGCTCTCTTCGCATTTGAGAATGTTGTGTATGTACCGGGTAAAATCTTGTCCTGTCTTGTCCAAATTCCGCCACCTAGCGCCATTATTCCACCTCTCTTTTCATAAATTCATCAATCATTTTGTCCACCTCATCTGTCGAATACTCCGTATCCTTATCAAACAAGATGTTTATCACATCTTTATAATCCGCATACTTAGAAGACGACATAATGGAATCTTTTTTATGTTTATTAACGTTGTTATCATCTATCTTTTTCAATCTTAATCACCTCTGCTTAATACAACCTTTGCCATGTCCTCTCCTGCCTGATATTTAATCGTATCGTACGGATATGACACTTTAAAATGTAATACCCCATCAACTATCTCAAACGACTTTGTAATCGCCCTTACAATATCCTTTGTCGACAACTCTATAACGGCCAACTTATCTGATAAAATATCACCCATAGCCATACAATCCTTATTTCCTGCCTTTGGGAAATAAATAATATCGAATACCGGAACAACTCTTTGAAAGTCTCCTATGCCTCTTCTCATATATTCGATATTTATCAACCTGACTAAGATATCGCCATCCTCAAGGCCTTGTTCGACTTTATCAATATAGATATTTGCATTTGGCGACACCTTGTCTAAAGCTACTGTAATAGCATCTAAAATCATAGGCACATTAATCTCCGCCATTCATCACCTCCTGCAGTTTTCTTTTTATCTTTCTTTCCAGCAATGCGGGAATTACATTCTTAAGCTTTTCCTCTGAGATCGTAAGCATGTATTGAGGCTCTACATAGCCACCATTTCTGGTTCTGTGGCCAAACTCAACGTAAGGTGCATATTCTACAGGGTTTGAAATAATAACCGTATAATTATTGCCTTGCTTAGTCACCGTGATATCTGCTACAGCGGTCCAACCACGCCTCAACGTTCCGCCTGTTTTTCCACTTCTTGCAGGATACTGGCCTACAGGAGTTCTTGGAACAACTAAAGCTAAAAGCCTTGCTGCAATCTCTTTACTGCATTCAGTGCAAAAGGCCTCCATATCAATATTCTGTAGCCGCTGTAACTTCTCTTGCATTTCTCTAAAAGCTTCAAAGTCTGCTCTGCCCCAACTTGCCATTAAGCGTTCTCCTTTTCAAGCTCCAAGGATACCTCCTGATGCGTCTCATATACAGCAGGTACTCCGCTTGATATATAGTCGGTAGTTATACCGTTTTGAGTTATTCTCAGCTTAGATCCAGGAGCAATCTTAATCTC